CCTCGCCTCTACCAGCGGTTTGCAAGTGTTGGGCTAAGGTGTGGAGGCTCATAGCGCACCTTCAAGAAATTTTGTCAATCGTATCATGTGGGCAGCCGCGAAACAAAGGTAACTGTCGTGATTAACGACGGTATCGACGGACGCACAAACGGGCTAGATGAAGCCGGTAATGCCGCTACCCTGACATCAGGATGCGATGCCGCTACCACCAAATCAAACGTGCTGTTCGCTTCTGCCACAAGGAAGAAATTCCATGCTGCTACCGCCGCGCCATTACGGCTGCCGTGTTTCGACGGTATCGTCAACTGTGTTGCTGATTCGTAAACATCTGTCCCGTCTACTTGTGCCCACACGTCAACATCATGGGCTTGCGAATCACTATTTTCAAACTGTACGCTGAACTGGTAGTTGTATATACCGGGATACGTCACCTGCACGCTGCCGTTGGACAGCGCCGTATCTATCGTGGCGTTGGCGTCGGTGTTGTTTAACGTAAGAGTAGTTACAACGTTGGCCGTCAGAGAAACAGTCTGATTGGAAAAGTAAGACCCACACGGCACACTGCCAAACCTGCCGCCGCCCTCTTCCACAAATGCAGCAAATGCACCGCCAAGCTGCTGGAAATACAAGCGCAGGACTCGGTTTAACTGATCCTGATACTCGCGGCTGTAGTTCACCGTACCCAGCGGTAAAGCCGGGACAGGGGGAACAATCAGCCTGCTAGTAACAGAAACATTAGCCATTTATCTCCTGCCATCAGCCCTGACGTCGATTCGCGGAACGCCTAGTTGCCAAGCGCATCCCAACTGATTTGAGCTGACCTTGAATGCCATCTGCCGTCCGCGCAGGCGGGTATACACAATCTCCGTAAACTCCTGCACCGTGTAGTACCGTGTGCCGTTATAGGACTGCGCTGATGCCACCGTCGGCGTGTCTGCCGTCCCGTATGGCGCACCAGGGTTCTGCCGTGGCCGCACCGTAAACGTCACCTCCGGCGTTGCGGGTGTCGGCGTACTTGATCCGTCAAACGTAATGTCAGGAATCATTCGCCACACAAAGCCAAAGTTGTGACCATCCCCGATGTCAAAGTCAGACGACTGGATGTAAGCGTTGATCGGCCTGACCTGACCGCTGACCTCTACGTCATCGTTGCCGTTCTCGTGGAACACAATCGTCTGGCTGTAAGAAGCGCCCATCGGGTATGTCCGCAGCGGGCTATCCAGCCATGCCGTGCGTCCCAGCGTGCCGTAGTACCAGACCTGATCCAGATAGTTGTACACAACGTAACGGTCGATCACCGTTGAGTTGGCAGAGCAGTAATACCACCAGACTTCGCTGTAGCCCTCGTTCGTACCGGCGAAGAACTGGTACGACTGATCGAGATTGATGTCGTTGTACACATACTGGCGCAGCGCACATGGTAACGTTTCCACACGCCCGGTGTAGGCGTAGAACTTGTCCGTGCCCATCCAGTAGGTAATGTTGTTTGCCGTAGCCACAGCATTCGGCCCAACGATAGAAATGTTGTCCGACAGAATGTTGAAGCCCCAGACATACGGTGGCCCCAGATACTGCATTGAGAACACAGCCGCGTCCGTGAATACCAGTATCTCCTGCCGTGTCTGCTGGGCAGTGATGATGGTTGAGCCGGACGACAATCGGAAGCTACCAGCCTGATTCGTAATGGCAGGCGTCCAAGTCTGATAATCTTCTTGATCTGCCCAGCGAATCAGCATCGGATCTTGTTCAGTAGAGCCGTAGTCATTGACGCCGAACGTAATCAGGAACCGCGACGAGTCAGACACCATCACAAAGTTACAGATTGACGGACAGTTGGCGTCTGTCTGGTACACCCCGCTGCTGGTGTTAGATAAGAGCGTAGCCCGCGTGTTGAACAGGATGTTGCCTGCGCCGCTATAAGCAGGCACCCACATATACAGCGCACCGCCACGCGGGTTGATAATTAGGTAATCGCCATAGTTGGCCTCTGACCACAGACGCAACTGCTGCGGGATGCCGAACGCCGCTGACTGCCCCCAGCCGGTGAACGAGTTGGCGTTGTACACCACCGTACCGTTGGCATGACTGCTTGCCACCGTACCGTTAGCGCCGCGTGTCGTGCCGGTAAAAATAGTGGCAGTGTTGCCGGTGTACTTGGCTAACTCCTGATCCATCAGGATGGTGCCGGTGCCATTGGAAAAGCCGGTCGTAGACACAACCGTTACGTTCGTGTTGGAAGAATCCAGTGCCGCCGACAGCGTCGTCTGCGTTGCACCCGTAGAAAAGCCGCCCCACAGACCGGCACCCCAGCCCGCTAGGAAGCCGTAAATCGGCAAGCCTACGTTAATCTGATACTGCGCTGTGACTGTGCCGCCGCCGGTAGCAGATGAACTAGCATTCGTCAGCGCAGCAATCGTGTACGTGTTAGTGGTGGCCGTCAGAATCTCAAACTCACCGTTCAGATCCAAACCGCCTACCGTCGACGCACCGGAGAACGTCACGTAGTCCCCGGCAATCGCGCCGTGATCGGCGTCGGTCACAGTCACAATGTTGGAACCGCTAGTCGTGGTGAACGGATTTGTCAGTACGTCAGTCGCGCGGATCGGCGTGATGTCGTTATAAGTACCGCCGTTCTCGACGTAGTACTTAACGTTCGTACCCACGCCCAGCAGGTTGTAACCGCGCAGCGTCACCCAGTTCCACAGACTCCGCGCAAGACCAAGATAGGTATTACTGGAGATCGGCTGCCAGCCGCCTAGCTTCTGTGGGTAGCCAGAACGAAACCGTACCTTGTCACACTCAAACCAACCGCCTTCGTTGGCAAGCGTCGTTCCTTCCCTGTTCACACCTGGACGTAGCTTCAGTTGCTGTAAAGGCATTTCTATCCACCTGACTTGTACGGGCGTGTGCCCTTCTTGTCGATGATCAAAGCCATCTTGCGAGGCGGCTTGTCTTTAGGCGCGATGCTGACATGCGTCCAGCTATCAAACTCTCTGATCACCTGATCAAACGGTAGTTTAGCCGCAATAATGGCTCGCACAACCTGATCAGGCGTCATGCCTGCTATCCGAATATCCGCTGCCTGTCCCTTGCAATGCTGACTTGTCTTACTGCCGCCTACACTAGCATTAACTTCTGGAGCGCGATAGGCAGAGTTAATCTTAATTGGCTTATCAATAGCGTTTCGTACGCTTTCCAAAAATGCAGCTAACCGCTTCAGGTCAAACAAAGCATCATTGTCTGGCGTGTTGTCCAAACCCTTCCGCGCTGCCGTTTCACTAACGGTCAGCTCCTCTAGCGTAAAGTGCTCAGATAGCTTCATTTCTTCAGCGCATCAGTCTTGTCCTTGGAACCCTGCGAGGAACCAAAGTAAAAGCTCAACACCTGCCCAGCGACCGCAGTCACAAAGCCAAGCACAAAGATCACGATCCGCTCTTGCGAGTCAGCAATCTCTACAAAGCAGAGGATGCCTACAAGGGCAAAGGTTGCTACCACTGTAAACACGGCCAAGAAAGGCATCACGGCTTTTTCCCACCACGGGATATCCTTGTTGGTTACGATAGCAAGCCGGTTTGCTCTGGCGCTGTCACGGTCTTTCTGATCCAGCTCTGCCATGAACTCAGCATGTTTCATCGCGGCGGCTTCTACTTCAGCAAGTTTGCCGGGGTCAAGGATGCCGTCCTCGTTGGGCGTGAGCTTGACGCCTAGCTTGGCCTCAACTACATCCAAGCCCTTGTCCATCACGGCGTCGGCCACCTTCTGCATACCAGCACCGGCTAATTGCGAAAGTATTGGGGCAAGTAACGGCAACATTAGAAAGTTCCTTTCTGACCAAGCATCCAAACCATGAACCAGACAAACGCAGCAACAATGGCAACAATAATCAAACTAGCAATCACCTGAAACACAACATCAAGTTGTTGCTGCTTTTTGCGACGCGCTTTCATTTCCAGCGCTTTTTGATGCAATCGCTTTTCTGTTTCCGCCTTACGCCTTCCGTCACGCAACTTCTGCAACCGATCCATGAACTCTTGATACAACCCAGGCTCTTGGAACTGGT